AAGAACGCGGCCGTTTGCTTGGCGAATTGTCAGCGTTGCAAACCACCATTGAAAAGGAAGCCCGTTCAATGGCCGAAAGCGAAAACAACCGTTTGACCGAAATTGAAGCCCGTTTGGGTGCAATTAAGGCCGAGGTTGAAACTTTGGAAAAATTGCAAAACCTTGCAGCGCAAGCCGCCGGACACAGCGCAAGCCGCAGCGAAGAAAAGGAAAAAGAAGCAATGAAAGAAAATTATTCTTTCAAACGCGCAATGGAAATGGCCATCACCGGTCGCCGCGATGGTGTTGAAGCCGAATTCAACCAAATGGCCGCCGCTGAATTTCAGCGTTCAGGCGTAAGCGTTAGCGCGCATTCAATGAAAGTGCCATCAGAGGTTTTCAAACGCGACATGAGCGTGACCGGAGGTTCAGCTGGTTCAGAAGGTGGCGTCAATGTTCAAACCAATGTTGGATCAATCATCGATGTGTTATTGCCAAAAACCGTATTGCGCGGATTGGGCGTTCAGCAATTGTCAGGATTGGTTGGAAATTTGGACATGCCAACCGCGTCAACTGTGCCATCAGCCGGTTGGAATACTGAAAACGGCAGCGCGACCGAAAAGTCACCCGCATTCAGCAAAGTAACATTCAGCCCCAAGCGTTTGGCCGCCTACATTCAGGTTTCAAATCAGTTGATGTTGCAATCATCAAACAGCATTGACACATATGTTCGCAACTGGTTGTTGAACGCAATGGCTCAATCATTGGAAACAGCCGCCATCAAAGGTGGTGGTTCAAACGAACCAACCGGCATCATTGCCAACGCCAATGTCAATGTAACTTTTGCCGGCGGCGCAACATCAAACGCAACAAACGCCAACGGTATTGCACCGGTTTGGGCTGATGTTGTTAATTTGATGAAAGCGGTTGAAAACGCAAACGGTGAAGGTGTTGCATATTTGACAAACCCAAAGGTGAAGGCAGCATTGCAAACAATTCCCCGTCAATCATCAGGTGTTGAAGGCAATTTCATTTGGCCCGCGGGCGGTTTTGATTTGAACGGTTACCCCGTTGCTACATCAACACTTGTTCCTTCAAACTTGTCAAAAGGTAGTTCATCTACATTGTCGGCCATGATTTTTGGTGATTTCAGCAAAATGGCCATCGCTTCATGGGGTGGAATGGAATTGACTGTTGACCCATACAGCGGCGCAACCGCCGGTTTGACCAATGTTGTGTTGAACGCTTATTTGGATTGCAATTTGTTGCAACCAACCGCATTCGCTGTTTGCAAAGACATCGTTGCATAATTAATTGCCCGTGCGGGGGCATTAAAGTTCGCACACGGTGGGTCAACTTGACTGTTTGGCCCACCGGCCATGAAAGTGAAATTTTTGATTAACCCATCGGGCAAATTTAATTTGTCGTACAATATTGGCGAAATCGTTGAAATGGAATCCAAACAAGCGGAATTATTGTTGGAGGCCGAGGCGGTTGAACTGGTTATTGAAGAAGTAGTTGAAAAGCCCAAAGCAAAGAAAAAACCCGTTAACCCTGAAACCGCATTGGATGCGGAATAACCATGTTTGTTGCACGCAATTACACCGCATTTTCACACGCCGCAACCGATTATATTTCGGTCGCTGATGCAAAGACGCATTTGCGCGTGACATCATCATCCGATGACACATACATCGGTGGATTGATTGCAATGGCATTGGATGCGTGCGGTCAATATATTGGTTATACGGTAAGAAAAGGAACGGCCAAATATGGTTTTGATGGATTTACCGGTCAACCGGCCCTGATTAACCCCGTGAACGGGTTAAACATCCCGTCCGGTAATTATTTGCGCATTAATTCACGCGTTTTGGCGGTGAATTCCGTTTCTTATGTAAACGATTCCCAAGCCATCACCGCATTTGATTCCGCTGATTGGATCACCGCGCCAAATCCAATGGGGTTGTTTTCACGAAACATATTTATTGAAAACGCGCCAACAAGCGTGACCGATGATGTCATCAAATACATTGTTGAAATCACCGAAGGTTTTGAACTGGCAAGCGCAACAAGCGTAAACCCCGACACATTGTTTCCGGCATCAATTAAACATGCGGCATTGTTGTTGGTTGGTCAATATTATGACAACCGGATGGCCATCACCGTTGGTGTTCAAAACAACCCGATTCAATTTGGTTTTCAGTATTTGTTAGACCCTTACAAAATTAGCGTTATATCATGAACCCCGGATTGATGGATGAATTGGTCACAGTTCAACAATTTACAACAACCACCGATTCAAACACCGGTGAAAAGTTGCAATCATGGTCAACCTATTCAACGCCGTGGGCCAGGATTCAAGAAGGTGAATCAGGTTCGGAAACAGTGGATGCGGATCGCCGTGAACACAAACAAACGGTGACATTCACATTGCGTCATGATTCAGGAATCAACCCAAAAATGCGCATTGTTTGGGAAAATAAATATTACAATATTATCAACATTGCGGATTTGGAACGCCGGATGTATCTAAAAATTCAAACCGAGTTGACACAATGAAACATTTGCAAGGTTTGGCGGAAACAATTAATGCATTGGAACAAATCGGTGTTCAATTGGACACGGAAAAATTGCGCGCGGATATTCGCAAAGAAGCGCAACCAATTATTGACACGGCCAAATCACTTGCACCGGTTGGAAATGGTGACATTCGAAATTCAATTGGTTTTGTTTCAAAAAATGATGCGCGTTACAAATACACAGTTTTGATTGCGCCACGCGTTGAAATGGAAAACGCATACAAAGCCATTTGGATTGAATTTGGAACATCACCGCGTTTCACAAAAAAAGGCGCATATCGTGGCGAGGTTCAGCCCCGACCATTTATGCGTCCGGCATTTGACATGCACAAAACAAAAATTGCCGAAAACATCAATGAAAATATTCGAAAAACCATTGTTGAATTGGCTAAAAAATATAATATCCAAACGAAATAAAATAAAAAAATAATATCATGGCAAGCACAGGAATCACAAACGGCACGCTTATCGCAATCTACAAAGATGTAGCCGGAACATTGACCAAAATCGCAAATGCGACATCAAACGATTTTTCAATCACCAAAGACATGATTGAAACCACGAACAAAGATTCAGCGGGCGCAAAAGAATATATTGCCGGCGAATATGGGTACACCATGAGCGTTGAAGGTATGTTCGAAGAAGATGCAAGCGTTGGCGCGGGCATCAGTTGGAAAGAAATCATCACCGATTTGTTGGCCGGAACATCCGTGACCATCGTGATGACATCAAATGTTTCAGGTGATTTGAAATTGAGCGGAAGCGCATTTTTCAACGATTTGAGTTTGACCGCCCCCCAAAACGATGTGACTACATTCACCGCGAGCATTCAGGGAACGGGCGCATTGACCGTTGGAACAATCTAATTTTGAAATTGTTGCGTATATTCGCAACATGAACACGATTACAATCGGGGGTGTTCATCACCCCCTTATTTTTAACATGAATTCGTTGCGCAATATCATGGCGCACATTGGAATGGAATCATTCGAAGATTTGCAAAAACAATTGAACATTGCAAAATCATTGGATTTGTCGGTCACATGTGCATTCTATGGTATTTGTGAAGGTTATGAATCAAAAGGCGAACCAATGCCATTCAAAGATGAAATTGAAATCGCGCGTCAAATAACAAAATACACCGAATTGATGCCGGCATTGAATGGGTTTACAAAATCCATCACCGATTTTTTTGCCATTGAAGAATCAGGCGAAAAAAAGTAAGTGCCAAAAACGATGGCCCGGCGTTGACATGGCAAACAATTGAACGGATTGCGTTCGGTGAAATGGGCATGTTGGAACATGATTTCAACAAATGCACACCAAGATATTGGCGATTGCGATTGGATGGCATGCGCAATGCCCAGCATCAGCAATTTCAAAACCAATGGGAAATGACACGATGGATGGCATCCACCATGATTTCACCACATTTGAAAAGGCCAATCAGCCCACAAAAATTGATGAAATTCCCGTGGGAAAACACCGACCATGATGATATTGTTGCAAAGGTTACGCGTCACGCGGATATATTTGCGAAGTTGACACCCATCGCCGAAGCATGAAAGCAATAAACGCCATTTATAATATTTTGTCAAACAATTCGGCATTGACGGCGGTTGTTTCAACCCGGATCAATCCATTGCGAATTCCACAAGAATCAGCATTCCCGGCAATTAGTTACCAGGTTGTTTCACTTGTTCCAAACCCATCAAAATCAGGGCCATCGGAATCCGATTTTGCGCGGATTCAGGTCAATTCGTTTGGAACAACATATCAATCGGCGGTACAAGTTGCCGACCTTGTTCGTTCGGCATTGGAAATTTCAACACCCGGCGTTTTTAATTCCGTAACGGTTCAAACAATCTATTATGACGGCGAAGCGCATTTGACCGAAGATTATGCGGGATTTGAAGGCATTTATCACATCGCGGCCGATTATATAATAAACTACAATAGATAATGGCAAAAAGTCAATCGTTAAACATTGTCATTGGCGCAGACATTCAAAATCTGAAAAAGGGTTTGGATGCGGCGGTTGTTGCAACCGAAAAGGCCGGAAAAGACATGTCCGGTGCAACTGGTGAGGCAATCAAAGGAATGCAAGACCAATTTGCACGATTGGCAAGCGCAAAACCATCAATGGCCACCGTTCGTCAAATGCAACAAATCGCAATGACGGCGCGGTCATTAGGCCCTGAATTCCAACAATTTGCAAATGATGTTATTCGTGAAGCGGGTAAAATTCAGGATGCAGTTGGTGACATGCGCGCCGAAGTCAAATATTTTGCAAGTGACACGCGCCGTTTGGATGCCGTTTTGGGCGGAATTCAAGGATTGGCGGGCGCATTTAGCGCGGTCGAAGGTGCAACGGCCATGTTGGGTATTGAATCCAAAGATTTGCAGAAAACAATGGTTCAATTGCAAGGTGCAGTTGCATTGGTGAATGGATTGCAAGCGGTTCAAAATGCATTGCAAGCGGAAAGCGCATTCATGGTTGGTTTGCAAACGGCAGCGGTGAGGATTCAAACATATGTAATGGGGCAGGCCACAGTCGCCGCGCGAGCATATGCCGGGGCATTGGTAGCAACCGGGGCGGGCGCAATTTTGGTTGCAATTGGTTTGATTGCATCCGCGTTTGGCAATGTTTCAGACAAAACCAAACAAGCGACCAAAGAAGTCGAAACATTTACCGAAAAATATAAAAAGTCGGCAGAATCATCAAAAAAGATGTCGGAAACGATGTCAGGCATTGCCGATGAATTATTGGAAAAGGAATTGAATCGCGCCAAATTGCGTGGAGCAAGTGAGGCGGAATTGGCCCAGGTTGAAATTAATTTCCTGAAAAATAGGAAAAATAATTTGACGGCAAGTTTATCGGCATACGACCAATATTCCGCACAATATTTGCAAATCAAACGCGACATCAGCGCAATTGAACGGTCAATTGATGAAAAGCAAACGGAATTTCAAATTGACCAAGCCAACAAAAGACGCGATAAGAAAAAGGAAATTCTCAAAAAAGAATTTGACGATGCGATAAAGGCAATCAATGACCGCTACAAAGGCGAAATGGAAGCCGAAGCGCATTTGATTAAAATGAACAAAGCGTTTCAAGATAAACGCAAAAGTGAAATTGCAAAATCAAAAGAACTAACCGGCGCAAACTTAATTGCCGGGACGGCCGTTGCGCCCGTTTTGATTCAAGTGAAAATTGACCCAAAGTCATATTCGCAAATCGTTCAAGATTTCGACCGATTAATGACCGACATGGCAATGGCGGTTGAACGATTGGGTGAAGATATTGCAATATCATTGGGCGAAGCGTTGGGAAATCAATTGTCCGGTCAAGGCAATGGCATTGAGGGTTTTGTTCAATCAGTTGTTGGCCAATTGGGCAATTTTGTCAAAACAGTCGGAAAAATGTTGATTGCGTATGGAATCAGCGTTCAAAAATTTCAAACCGCATTTATCCAACCACAAGTTGCGGTTGCAGCCGGTATTGCGATGGTTGCATTGGGTACGGCGGTGGCAAACCAAATGAAACAAGGACCAAGCGTGACCGCGTTTGCCGATGGTGGTATTGTTAGCGGACCGACATTGGGTTTGATGGGTGAATATCCCGGCGCGCGCAGCAACCCGGAGGTCATTGCACCTTTGGACAAATTAAAAACATTGATGAAGCCCGAACAATCATCCGGTTATGTTGCGCAAACGCACATCAGCGGACGCGATTTGGCCATCGTTTTGGAAAGATACAATAAAGATTCACGGCGCGGATAATGGCAAGGATTTACAAAGGTTCGTTTTTATCAAT